GTCGCGACCGCGGGCTGTCATTTTTAGGACCTGAAATAGATTTCTTACCGGGGGGTATACCCCTAACCGTCAAAACGTCTTGGTGGGTCGTTTCCGTTGACGAAACAATAGGTTTTAAAATGTTCTTAACCACCGAATTACGTCGCCTTGACTCTACTTCGGCCCGTGGAGTCATAAACCGGGACGGTTCCAAACCTAATTGCCGTAGTAGCTTGACGCATTGTTTGCTAATGGCCTGTTTCGTCAACCCATGTATCTTGGCCAAGGTTGCCATGGGTGGTGGTGAACCGTGGCCGACCACAATACGGATAACGTCCGCGCGTAACCTTATGCGTGGATCGGTGGACGCGTCTAACCCGTCGAGAAGGAAATGAATTAAACCGCGTAAACGAATAGATGCATAATCCAATTCGGCCAATCGTGGGTCAACTTGGTTGGTTTCATTATCGATAACTTCATCTAACGTGGTTCGTTGTTGGTCATCGGTTAGTTGCATTCTTTCGCGATACAGATCGCGTTGTTCAACTTCCCGGAAATCATATTTATCTTGATCGCAACGACGGTCGGTTAACGCCGCTTCGGGGTCCGTTAAACATTCGACGTCGAACAATCCACGACGGATTAATTCGGCGCGTTCAGTCGCGGTTAGGTTTTTGTAAAACCAATCGCGATAAGCTTTGGCAATATCAGCGGACAACAAAACGAAAGTAATACACATCGTTACGGAAATCAATTGGGACGAATGCGGTTAACCCAACGGCCGATAACAATATCGAACGTAACCCATTGGTTGCCGGCAAGACGTCGACGCATCGAATCAGGATGATATTTCCGTCGACCGTCCGCGATAATATCGTCGGCCAAAGTTTTCAAATAACCTTTAAACTCTTCCGACGTCATTAGGGGTGGCCACGTCATTATAAGATTCTTCAGGTTTTCATTTCGACGATTACGGATTTCCGCAGATCGTTGGGTGGCCGCTTGCCGGTAGGATTCCATTAAATCAGGATTCGCCGACCAATGTTTCTTCCAATGCCTCAGTAATTTAACGCGACGGGAAAACCTGTAATGTTTATTTTTCATTTAATTCCGGATTCCTCGCGCCGGGTGAATTGATTGTCTTTCAAATGGGAATTTACGACCGTTAGGGAAGTAATATTCCCTCTTACCCCTTTAGGGGTAAGAAATACGGACAATCCACAGGGATTATCCACGGTGGCGAAAAGAAGCTTTAAGCGGTTAGGGAAACGCACGTAAATCGATTTTAAGACCTTTTGATGGTCGGGTTGGTGTGGTAGGTCGGATGACCTATGAATAACGCCGTGGCGACCCCTTGCCGTTCGACGGCGATGGGTCTTTAGATTGTCCTTGGTCGTCTTCCGCGTATTCCCACGCAATTACCCCGGGTCGGGTAGAATGCCGGATGAGGATTTCGCCGCGAAATTCCCCATAACGATTCTTTAATCCGGCACGGCCGCGTCGTTTGGTTAACCCAAATTTGTAAGTAACGTCGTCCCCGGACGTTTTCATTAAATAACAAACCTCTCTTACGTAATTAACGAATTCGGCGGAACCGGCGCCTTGGTATGCCATCGACGCGATTGTGGTTTGTTCGTTTTCGTTTTCCTTCTTCGGTTTGGTGGTGTGGTGCATAAAGCATAAAATGCACCCCGTCGCTTTTAAAATTGGGTGGATTTGCCGGCGAAGGAACGCCGATGTTTCCTTTTGATTTGAAATGTCGAACCCGGCGAACGCTAACAATGGGTCCACCCAAATAATTGACGCGTTGTGTTGCCGGATTAAAGATTCCATATAGGTTGCGAAATCTTCCCCCATGGACGTTGTGTTGCGGACGATGGCAAGGTTCGCGTCTAAGACATCCAATTGGTCGTCGGTTAGATCGGCGCCTTGAACGGCACCTTGATAAGCTTCGGCACAATCCCCAAAATCGTTCTCCGCGTTCAAGATAATGGAACGCAACGGTTCCTTGGGTTTAATTCCGAATGCATCTTTGCCTACGGCCCATCGGACGGCGAATTGCATCATTAGGGAAGATTTGCCGGTTCCGGATTGGCCAACAATCATCATCGATGACGATTTGCATAGCCAACGGCGGCCAATTATTGAATTAGGGTCATTGGTTGTGTCGAATTTCCGCAATTCGCGTGGGTCAAACCATTGGGATTTATTGCCGTCGCCAGATTCCGGCGCGGGTGTGTTGTTGGGTGGCATGGGATGGGAAGAAAAGTTATTCGGTCAGGTCGTTAACGTCATTGGTAAGGATTTTAAAGAATTTTCGGCGTTTCATCCGGTGATTTTTAAAAACGTAAAAATGGTCGGTGACGACGAATCCGCGTTGTTCGCCGATTTTCAACATTTTGCGTAACGATGCGGCGTTGCATTTAAAAACGGTCGTCCATTCGTAAAGTTGCCGGTAACCGTCCGGGATTAGATCGCGACGGTCTTGCATGGCGGCCAATCGTTCCCACATCAATTGAGCCGGGGATTTGGGTTTAATTGTCATGACGGTAATTTCCAAAGGTCGGTCCCGTCGTGCGCGTGAAGGTTGGCCACCAACATGTCGTCGCAATATTCGCCATAACCGAATCCTTGGCCCCACGATAGCGTGGCCCGGCGCGTATTGGCATATAACATGATTCCGCGACGCGTTAAGCACCCCACGCCAATCCCCATGGAAGGTTTAAACGTCCGGCCGCGTTGCATCATCGTCTTGTGGATGTGGCCAAAGTAAACATTCCCGTAGGTTTCGGCCATGTCGCGTGCCGCGTTTTCGTTGAACAAAGAACCGTGGGTAAATAGCCAATCGGCAATCTTGAACGCGGAAAACACCCCGTTGTAAGGGTAAAACTGTGCATGAAGCTTTAAGCACGTGGTTTCAATTTGTTCGATTGTCGTCCGGGCCGCTTCGACGCGTAATTCATTTTTGCTTAAACGATCGCGCCAACAACGTGCTTCATGGTTGCCGGCCATAAAATCGGTGACCTCCATTCGGGTCAGGAATTCCAATCCGGCGTCGATGTCGGGTTTTAAGGGGTCACCTTCGCCGTCGGCCGAACCCATAAACGCCGACAGGTCAATTGCGTCACCAAGATGGATGCGTCTTGTGGGTTTATTGTCATCGATGAATTTACAAACCGCGTCTAATGCGATGGGGTCCGCGTAAACACCGTGGGAACAAGAAACCACGATAAACTTTTTCCATGGCCGCGTAATGGAAAAGGTTTCCACCGGCGTCTTGGGTTCGATGACGGTTTGTTTCATAAATTAATTTACGTTAGTTTTCAAATGTGGTTCCCATTGGAAAAGGGAATAATAACCGCGGCCCGGTGGGGGTGGGTATTTCGACCGGCGTGGGAATTTGTAACCCATGTCCTCGATTTCCTTTAAGGTAAATTCACCTTTAAATATGACGCGTAATGCGTCTTTCCCTAATCCGATTCTAAGCGCTTCGTCTAAAAGGACGCGTGGATCATAGGGGACTGAAACAATCTTTCCCCGGCGATTCATTACGGGGTTTGAGGAATGGGCACATTTAATGAGAAACAACGCGCGTGAAATTGAAATTCTGAGAATCTTGCAACGTTCAACAAAATCGTCCGGCAATCGGTCGTGGTGGGGATTGGGCGCCGGATTCATTTGGCAAATCATTGGCCGTTCAAGTCTTTTGTTTGTTCAAAATAATCATTAACATAATTCGCGGCATTTATACCAAATTGTTCCAAAGTGTCTAAATGACCTTCGTCCGCGTAAATAGCTTCGGGTTTTACAAATTGAGTTAATTCTTTGATTGATTCCTTTTCCTCTTCATTGGCCGGCAAAGAACCTAATTTGCGGACATAACGAGGAACAATATAACTTTTATTATCTAAATGTTTAACTAAATACGTATATTCGTTTACGTAACGCCAATCGGAACAAATGTAGACGGCCGGAGCGCGTCCGTTATTCAAACAATCGAACGTGGCGATAAACTTCTTAACAAAGATGTCGGGGTCAATAGATCGGGCCATATTGCCAATCGCGGTCAGAACCGGCCGATTTGCTGTTTTAAACGCATCGTCAAAAAAATTGCCATGGCGTTTCAATCCCAACGAACCAAGAACCTCGTTTGCAACCACCTTTAATTCATCCGCAAAGTTGATTCGATAAACATAAATGTCTTTATTTACATGTTTTTTAATAAATTCCGCGTAAGTATCTTTTCCAGCGCGTGCATAACCCGAAATTAAAAAAATAATGGGTTTGGTGACGTATTTTTTATCCATTTGGGTTGAGTTAGGAGAATTGATGTTTGTCGATTTTACCATCGAGGAAATGAATGATGTAATCCTGAAATTTATTTAACTTCTTGGCGATGGCGATCGCGGCGTCGACGTCCGGAACGGTGGGTTCGGTGCCATATAGTAATTCGAATCGCCGGCCGCAACATTTGCAATAATGGTAATTGAATATGCCAAGCTTATCGGCGATTTCGTTTGCGTGGATATAATCGCGTGCCTCGATGATTACCGTGGCCGCCACAATGTCATCGGATTTATAGAAACCGCCGGAATTGTTTTGGTCGAAAATAAAGAATTCACTCATTGTGTGTCCTTGCCGTCCTTCGCGGTTTGCCATCGCTTAATCGTCTTTGCATCTACTTGACCGAATTGGTCAAACGATTGATAGATCGCATCACCGGCTTTTGTCAGACATTCGACCTGTGACTTTAATTGTTTGTTTTCATTTTCAAGTTTTTCGTAGTCGTCAATATATACAAAACAACCATATTTACCTTCTTCAATATCGCAAGTTTCCTTGGATAACCCATATCGTTTGACTTTACTCATTGTGCGTCCTTGCCGTCCTTTGCGGCGTCCTTGGCGGCGAACCATTTTGGAATAAGTTTTTTCCATCCAATCGGAAGGTGTTCAAACGACCCCCAATGTGCTAAAAGAACGTGCTCAACCATCGCATCACCGGCTTTGGTTAATCGCTCGACCTGTGCTTGCAATTCCTCGTTCGGGATGATGGTGCGGGTGGTGAAGGCGGTCAGCCGCTCGACCTCGGCCTTGAGGCGGGCGTTATTAAGTTGTAGGTATGCGTAGTGAGGATCGTAATTCCAATTTTGGCGGGAAATCTGACGTTCTTCTTCAAGGGTCAATTTTAATTTCTCGTTTTCGGCTTTGAGGCGGGCGACTTCATCCTCAAGAGCGATTGATTTGCCAACATACATATTGACGCCTTCGCCTGTCGCCTTCCAATACTTGCGGATGGACTCGACCTCTGCCTTTAGGCGGGCGTAGTTTTCATAGTCAACATATTGGCCTTGGGGATGTTCAACTAGGGCAAAATCGTTTTCTTCATTAACTTCCCATCCATATCGTTTAGGTTCGCTCATGATTGCACCCCCTTCGCGGCGTTCCAATCATGGACCTGAGTTTTATTAATATCCATAAAACGCATCCAATCGGCCATGCAATCGCCGGCACGTTCCAAGCGCTCGATTTTGACCTTCAACTTTTCATTTTCGATAGCGGTTACTTTGACGATTTCTCGGCCCTTGATTAAACATTGGTTTGCTTGATCGCATTGGCGGATGCATTCATCGACGACGTCGTATAAGGTTTTTTGCGTTTCCTTTAATTTAACGACGTCATTCCCGACCTGACAATGAAGGTTCCACATTTTACCAACCTCCAAAGGATTACCGAAAATGTCTTTGTTCATGGTGTTTACTTTTCCTCTTTAACTTTATTCCAAAGACGAACCGAATCCGGCTCCATACTTGTTTGGGTTTTATAGCAAATTAAATATTTGTATGCCATTTGACTACCGACGTCTTCTAAACGCTTAATTCTTTCCATCAAACGCAAATTACTTTCACCCCAATCTTTTGCCACCCATTCAAGATGATCCATGTCTTCGTTCATCTTTTTAATGATGTCGTGCAAATCGTTGTTTTCCTTTAATAATTCGTCTCGGTCTTGCTTCGTTTTGTCTTCGCAACCACAAGATTCAAAGAACGGGATGCGCGTGTTTGCCGTGTTTAATAGTTTTTTTAAATTGTTTCGGTCGATAGTGATTTCTTCTAATTTTTTCAGAAGCTTATCGCGGTGTTGGGTCCGATCATCCAATTGCTTTTTATTATCCATGGAATACTGAACCAATTGTGCATATTTACGCGACAATTTGCTCAATTCTTCGCCGCGGTTAATGTGACGTTCTTTAAGAAGATTGTAATCCTTTTTTAATTCCCTGTAATTGCATTCAAGTTTTTCATAAACGTCCTTGTGAATATATGTATCAGGTTTAGGTTCCCAATATTCGCGTGCCGGCGGATGTCCTTCATCCGGCTTATTCGGTAATGGCATCCAATAAACGGGGTCAACTTTACATTCAGTATCCACGGTTTCCCATTGTCCAAAGGGTAAACTTGAGTAATCTTGCCATTGGACGATTTTAATAGATTTATCGTCGCAATATGCCAAGATATAAAGCCCATTCTTAGGCGCCCAATTCATTTCGTTCCAATCTGATTTCATAAAATTAGTTTTTATTCGGGTTAGAAATCGATTGCTTCGCCGGCGGCCGGGTTGTTGTCGTCCGGGGAATAATTGGCATCTTCCGGGTTGGCTGGACGTGGTTGACCGGTGATAATACCGGTCGGTTTAATCGTCTTGAAAATGTATTTGTATTGGAGACGGCCGTTATATTCGCCGTCTTGGGTAACTTCGACGTCGAATTCCGCGATCGCGCCGAACGCCGGTTCCACGTATTTCTTTAATTGTTCCACCGAAATTTGAGGGGAAACCTCCGGCGAGAATTTACCGGTCATGCGGCCGACCAAGATGGCCAACCCTTTACCATATTGGGCGGAATAATTCTTGGTCAGACAAAGGTTGTTTTCGCCCATGAAGAAAAGACGGCATGCCGCGTAATTGTTTTTATTGATGTAGAAACGTTTATTCCATTGTTCGTCCGATTTGGGGCGGACAAGGCGAAGACGATAAACGCCGGTTTGCGTAATGTTGACTAATTCCGTGTTGTTTTGATTGCTCATTGGTTTGATGGGTTAGAAGGTTAACGATTTGGATTCGGTCTTGGGCAAATCTAATAACGAATTGCTTTCATATGCCGGCCAAGCGTTCGCCGTGGTGCATTTGGAAAAGGTTTTAATGCATTCCTCCAGATCCAACATGGCCCGGTGCATCAATTCCGGCCCCATGGTATAGACGGCACCGAAATAGGGTTCGGTTTTCTCGATAACGACCAATCGAAACCCAAGGGGACGGGTCTTGAATTCGCGTTCAAATAACGTTCGGTAAAGTAGCGCTTGCAAGTTAAGTTTATAATTCAAGATTTCGCGAAGAAAAGCTTTAGGGGACGCGTCTTCGGTCGTTTTTAAATCGTAAATGTAACCATCGGTGCCAAATGCATCGATTTTGCATTTAAAGAGAATGTCAGCGTAATCGGTCGCAAACCCTGTTTCAACGTATTGGAACCCTTCACAACCTACCGATGCCACTAATTCGCGAAACCGGTCGCCAATCTTGGTTGCCAACGCAACTTCGTCGGGGTCCGAAACGATTTGGCCGGGTTGCAAGGAATCAACGAATTGTTGCCATGCCTCCTTGCCAATCTTAGTCGTGCGATTGACGTCCGGACCGGCGACGTAGTTTTTAAAAACTTCGGGTTGTAACGCTGCTGCGTGGGACATCGTGCCAATGCGTAGCGCCTTAGTCTCCTTGGTAGGATTATCGATGGACCACCGGTAATGGGCCGGCGATTTAAGGAGAATTTTCATGCCGGAAAAATTTAAAGCGGCAAATGAACGGTAATCTTCGTCTTTGATGATCATGTTGGTATTTGGGTTTGGGTTAGGGAAATTATAAGTTTTCGTCGACGCGTTCGATGGACGCGGAAATTAAAGCGATGGCCTCATTTGCTCGACTAATGGAATCTTCGGCGCGGTCGAGATTGTTTCGCATACAACGTAAGGAAACACCAATCGATTTTAGACGGTCATACAAGGGTTTTAATTGATATGTTTCTTCCAATTGTCCCGGCAAGGTTCGCACGATTTCAAGACGTGCTTGTTTAGTGTCATCGAGCGCGTGCCGCGAATCGTCCGCGATAATGTTATCGTCGATGTAAATTTCGATTTCGCCTAACGCGTCGGAAATTTCATTTAACTTCCGCGTAATGAATTCGGGATTGGACATGGTGGTTATTCGGGTTTTTTGTTAGTTAAAACGTCGATTTCCTTAATCATTGGAAACGGCGCATCGTCGATGCGTTTAAAATGATAATAAGTAACGTCCGACCGGGCCAGAAGAGGGTATTTCATGATTTTCCATTGTCGGTAAATTTTACGGAAAAATTCCTTGTTGTTCTTGGAAACGGAAACCTCGATGTAGGGTTCCTTATCCAAGTAGATCGCGATTCCCTCGACGATGGTCCTTGGTTGTAAATTAATCAATTTAACCAATTTGGCCGGCATGCCGTATTTCAATTTCTTTTCTTTCATAATAATTAATTAGCGGTTTGGTTTGGGAATGTCGACGGCATTCGGGTTAACCATAACCCATTCGTCTTTAAACTTGGCCCACAACTCATAAGGTTCATCGACGTCGATGTTGGGGTAAACTTCGCGTTTCCACCGTTTCCATTCTTCTTGAAACGCAAAAAAATGACCGATGCGGTTAATTTCGGTGCCGGAATAGTAATCGGCGACGAATTCAGGGTTTTCGACCTTTCCGGATTGGTAAATAATAACCAACGCATATGGGGGCAATTTGACGGACAAAAGACGAAGGTTCCCCGATGGTTTACGTAGCTTCGATGCCGCCAATGGGACGTTCATGGTTGTTTGCGTTGGGGTGCCACCATTACCGAAGTTTGTTGACCCGGTGCCGGGGTCGTGGCCGGCCGTTGTTGGGTAAGCGCTTGACCCGATGCCGCGTTGCCATCGTCGTCCACGTCGACCGAAATCCCGGCGGCGATGCATGCACCTTGCCGGCGAAGATATTGAGACGCGGAAATGAATTGTTGCATGTTCAACCCGGTGACCTTTACGGACATCTTAGATCGGGCCGGGAACATCTGGCCGGTGACGTGCATAAATCCGGTCTTAATGACAAGATAATCGGTCCCGGCCGCATCGCGTTCCATTTCCGCTTCTTGGTAGATGGCCAAGAAATATTTACGCGCGGTTTTTTTAATGGATTTCAAAATGGCCGGTAACGACGCGTATTTAGATTTAAACGCCGGATTAAACTTATCGGCCCGGGGATTCTCAACTTCGTTTAGAAACGCGACAAAATCGGCCGTCGCCTTGGATGTTTGGGAATGGGTTGGGTTTTCCATAGTAATTATTCTTTAAAATCAGGTTCGCCTTTAGATAACTTAACCACGCGATCTAAAGACAATCGACGACATTTCTTTTCGATAAATAGATTAAAAAAGGTTTGTTCGTCCAAACCTTGGGTCATTGGCGTTAGAAGTTTCGCAACAAGGCGATTGTCGATAACGACGTATTGCGTGCCGGGAATCGTTCGGATTTCCGACGTGGGTGGAATAGGTGTGATATGTTTGTCCATAATGGGAAAGTTATTTGATGGCGCCGCGAATGCCGGCATCAAGAATTAATAATGCGTCGGCCGACCACAATGTGATGGGGACCCCATCGGGGAATAAATCGCCGGCACGTGCTTTAAGGGAATTTTTCCATTGGGTCGTGGTCCGTTTCCCCTTAGTGCCAACGGGGTGTGCTTTTAACCACGCGGCCGGTGCCACGCGATGGATTTTAAAACCCATACTTAACGCGGCGAAATAGATTCCTTCCGCGTTGCCCATCAATTTTGCGATCGCGGAACCGGGAATGTTCCGGCCGGCGAATAATGGTGGAATTTCCAAAAACAATTCGACAATCCTGTTCGTTTGTTGGAATTGCCGTAATAAATTAACGATATCGACCGGGGTGGGTGGCATTTTAACCGCGTAAGTTTTACCGTCGACGCGCCACGCGATTCCGCCGTTAACGCCGGGGTCGAT